CCCACTTATTGAATCTTATCTAACTTATACAAAGAAAAAAAATCTGAAAAAATATACCTTTATATTAATTAAGAATATAATCTATAAAATGGATTTTGATAAATATGCTCTACCCATTCAAAACAAAGCTGTTCTGCTAGCTATGATGGAAAAGATACACGAAGCATTTAACAAGAATAATATTAAATACTTTGCTGATGGTGGTTCGCTATTGGGTGCTGTTCGTCATGAGGGTATTATACCATATGATGATGATATTGATATAGGTGTGTTAGACCGAGATTTTGAGAAAGTTATACCATTGCTAGATGTAGTTTTTAAGGATGATCTAATAATTAATGTTGCGTGCGGGATTGCGAATCCTGCAATGAAGGTATTTACAGAAAGAACGGATAAATATATGATAAAAGTAGCAGTAGCTGGAATGTGGATGAAGAACAATGAAACCGGACAAATATATGGAACACCTACAATAGATATATTCAAATATACCCGGGCAGGTGATGTTGTAAAGCTAGCTAATATAAAAGACCGCCGGCGATTTCCTAATTGCTATTACCTTAAAACTGAACTATACCCATTGAAAGAATATAAATTCAATCACATCACCGTGTTAGGTGCAAATAATCCATTAGGATACTTATACCGATATTATGGTAAAGATTGTCTGACAACTTATAAGATTGATATGAGAAAAGACGGCGATGAACGAAATAAAGACCGTGATGCTCTGGAATTCTCTACTCTTTCAACAACTTAAACAAATGTTATCTACTATACATAGCTATAAAAAATGCCGATGCAATCGAAAATTTATAAAAAGTTTCTGGAGGGATTGGAAAAGTTAGGTATTGATGAAGAAACATTTAAAATTTATAAATATGCTGGTGGAAATAAAGGAAGACATTATAATTATTTTAAATTGAATGGATTATTAGATGAATTACCAGAACAAAAAGATAAATGTGTATGTAATCATGATATAGTTGAAAATTGCTATCTTGTTTCACCAGATAAAAATGTGTTAATTCTCGGTAATTGCTGTATTAAACGGTTTGTTTCAAAAGATAAACAAGGGAGAACTTGTGAGGATTGTGGTGCCTCTCATCGTAATAGAAAATATAATCTATGTAATAACTGCAAACCATTGCCAGAACCATTTTACCGTCATTATTAATTATCCATATCCGCTACTGTAAAAACATTATGCTCAGTTAGAACACATTGTGGAAAGGATTTGAAGCAACTAGCCCACCGTGTTTTTAGCTTTTTTATTGCCATTATATCTTTCTTACCTAATCCTATATAATTCTCTAGAACATAGTTAGTAGCCCGGTTAGAACCATAAGGGAAATATACAAAATTATGCGCTTCATTAAGAAAGTTACGTATATTTTGATGATTAGGATAATGTGTGGTTAAAATTATACTTGTTTTAGTGTGGCGGCCAGTAGTAAGAATAGAGTTGATAAATGTAAATAATGCTTCACGAATGGGTTTCTCTTTAATCATTTCCACATCGTCCATAATTACTAGACATTCCCTAACATCTTCAATCGTTAGAGGTTCATCTAACCAGCTTTCATCGATGTTAATTCGTTTAACTATTTTCTTATCTATACTAGAATCTTCATCTAGAACACTGCAGAAATAAATAGGTCTTCTTGGATATGCTTTCTTATATTCCTTTGCATATGCATTAGCCCAGTGGGATTTACCGCTACCACTCTGACCGGCTATTATTATACAATCTCGCTCTCGTGATGTATCTGGTAACTGTTGAAATATACCATCTTCAATCTTCAAATCAGCAAAGTAATTTTTTTTGATTTTACCTCCTTTACCTACTGAATCAACATCTAGATATATTTTCTCACCATCATCATCCCCACCTTTTACAACTGCTATCGGCCGTCCTACTTTATTAGTGTTAAACATTTCTTGCTTTCTAATATATGTAAGCATATTTTATTATGATTTATTTATTTGTAATCTTTGCTTGATACTACCCCATTGAGGCAGCTCACCGACTGGTAGATTGTAAAATTCATAAAATCGCTTTGCCTCACGATTAATTAAATTCTGATAATCTTTAGATACTTTCTCTAGCATCTTAGGTTTCAGTGAACCAAATCCTAAATTCTTTATAAACATTTTCATTCTAGCATCATATCCGAACTTATCCATATATATCATTCCGGCCTGTATAATATTATCTAGTTCATATAACCTACCTACCATACTATTAAAGAATCTAGTAATGACAATTATAAGATCTTTGTCTGGCGGATTTTCATATTTTGCAGCTAGTAGTAGTCTCTTCAAAGATTTATATATTTTTCCAGATTCATAATAATGAGCACCATCATCTAGTAGTGTTCGAATATATTTTTTCATATCTAGTTTTTGTGTGCTAAAAAAATAAATACAGCTAACTTCCTTAAATTTACCATCATAATAGATTAATGCATCTATTTTACATAACTCGGTATTTGTATTAAAATTAGCTATGAAAAAATCTATATTAACATCTTTCTTTTTAAAAACTTTGTGTTTTATGGGGTCTTTGCCCTCTGGGGCTAGCTGTTGCAGTTTAAATTCAATAAAAAATAGTTTGTTCTCATTATCTATTTTTGATAATATTTTTTGAAAATCATTATTAAGTTTTTCTGGTGTATATCGTTTAGTAACATTACATAGAAAATCAAAATCTGCGGGGTAATCCTGACTTTCCATAGCCCCGGTACCAACTAAACGTATCGGATTAGTTCCTAATCGGAATGTTTCTAATAAAAATCTAAATTGTTCATCTAAATATTTTTCTTGTAATACATCCATATCTTAGCAAACCTATGGTTTCCTTTTCTATTAACACTATTATATATATATAATAAAAAAATAAAAATTAATTGATTATTTTATTTAGGAATCATCTGTAACTGCTTAATCTTCTTCTTCTTCCTCTTCTCCAAAGTATTCGCGTTCCTGTTCCAAATTACGTTGTGCTTGCCTTATAGCTTTAAATTGTTCTATCCTACGTAGTTTGTCTCCTTTACGTCTTAGACGTTCTCGTTCACCTAAATCTGACAATTCAAATCTGCGTGCTTCCTCTTCCTCTTCTCTCGCCATTTTTTGTTGTAGTTGTTCTTGTATTGCTTCATCAGCATCTAACTCTTCCTGTCTTTTAATTTCATCTTCCTCTGCTATTGCTCTAACTTCATCCTCAAAATCTGCTAGTAGTCCCTCAAGTAAATTATATCTGTCCCCTTTTGTCCGTGGTATATCTTTTATTTTTATTCCTAAAGATTTTAATGAATTATATAGTAAAATATCGTCTAAGTCTGCTTGAGGTTTTAGCCTACCATTACGATTCAGTAGTTTATTAAAAATATCTGCCTGTCGTTCATTTTCTTCACGTCTTCTACGGAATCGCCCCTGTTTGGGTAGTTCGGTAGCAATTGTAGAAACACCAAAACTAATAGGTTCATAAATTCGCAATTTAATTTTATCTATCATTTCACTTAATGGTGATAATATAACATCATCTACTAATGGTTTTAAAATTTCTATGCTTAATTTAATTGATGCAATAAATGCACTAAATTGTCTTGCTATATATTGTTTATCTGGTTCTGTAAGTCTATTATAAGATAGAGATTGAATATATAGAGCTAGACTATTAAATGATAATATTGTATTACCAATTAGATCCGTAATTTCAGATACATCGATTTTCCCGCCTGTTTCTCTTTTGCCCTCTACATATCCTATAATTTTATATAATTGACGTTCAAATGCTGATAGATTCTTCTTAAGTGTATTTTTTTGTATGCTACTTAATTGTATTTCTTCCCTCACTTTGTCCTTATTGTCTATATAGTTTTGCTTAAGTCTCCTAACAACTTCTAAATCAGCACGCCTATCTTCATCTAGCGCTTCATTATTTATCTGTTGATACAACATTTTAGCTATTATAATTATATAACAAAATAAATTAAAAAATAATCATTTGTATCGTCGTGTAGTTATACTATATAGTATACTTACTCGGTTACTTACGATATGTTGCTTTAGCTTGCTTGAGTGCATCTTTATAGCTTACTCCATGCTTCTTTGCATACGATTTGACGTGTGAAATCCATGGTGATGCACCACCAGTGCTTACTCCCGCGCGTTTACGACCCTTACCCTTACCCTTTAATAGTCCTAAATCCTTCCCAATATCTAAACCCTTCTTAACAGTTGATGCGTCATTTGAAACCTTATCTAAAACATCTGAGAAAAATCCACTGCCTTCTAACTCACCCATACCAGACCCTACTGCACGGGCTAAACCTCCGGTTTGGATTCCTCCACGCTTACGTCCACGACGACCACCAGTAGTAGCACCACCAGACATAGCTCCTGCTTCTTTACCTAATCCAATAGTACCAAGTAATCCGGATAGAATACCCTCTCCCTCCTTCATTGCCTTACGTGGACGCCCACGACGACGCCCACCAGTAGTAGCACCACCTGAGACATTATAAGGAATAACAGTTAGAGGACGTTTAGCACCGCCAGACATAGCCCCAGCTTCTTTGCCTAATCCAATAGCACCAAGCACACTAGATAAGATTCCCGCGCCTTCCTTCATTGCCTTAGTTTTACGACCACGACCGAGTAAATAGTTAGGATTCTGCTCTCTTAAATTTAATGCTATTTCACCGCCAGTAGATACACCACCAGTAGATACACCACCAGACATAGCACCCGCCATCTTACGAGGACGACCACGACGACGTCCGCCAGTGGTTGCACCTGCCTTCTTACCTTTCTTACCTAATCCAAGCAGCTTGAAGGGCATCATGAAACCCTGTGAAAATCCACGGCCGATATCATCAAATACACCCTCACCCATATACTCACCACCGTGGGCACGAGCTACTTTTGGTGTTGCACCAAGTCCCAGTAGCGAAAGACCACTAGAGAGGATACCTTCACCTTCTCTGACTGCTACATTAGGAGTAATAACCATATCACTCAGCATATAGCCTTTACGCTGCATATCATTCACATATTTATGATTAATAGCTTCTATCTGGTCTCTAATGTGTTTATTGTATGCGTTAGCTTCCATCTTCCTTCTTAATTTATCAATATATATTAATAATAACAAATAAATTATTTTCAATTAAATTATTTTCTTACTATGAAACTGCAACGTTTATTGCTTGGTTTGTAAATTTTTAATATGTTTTTTTGATTTATAATGTTTGTTTAAAGATTGTTTTAAAACTTTTTGATTACATTCACAAATTATATATTCTTTTGTTGCTTGATATATTTCTTTCTGTTTTGATAGAATAATTGATTTATTGCTATTATAATATTGTTTTTGTTTTGCTAGAATAGTTGATTTATTTATATCATATTTTTCTTTAGCTCTGCCTTTTTGAACTTCATCATAATATTCTTTTGTAGTCCTAGTTGGTATAATTTTATTTACTACTTTATCTTTATTTATTTCTATATAATATCTTTCTCTTGAAAATAATTCTTCTTTGGAATTACAAGGAAAATTTTCAAGTAGAATAATATTTGTATTACCCAATTTAATTATTTCAACTGATGTTGAATAACGTCGTTTACCATTTATGAAACTATTAAAATTCATTTTATGTCTATGATGTCTTTTTGATAAAGGTTGGCAAGTAGACCCAATATAAATTTTATCAGTAGTATCACTGATAATTTTATAAATTTTTCCTTTTTCATACATTCTATTTTTATCTTTTTTAATCGCTTTTTCTTTAAGTTAATAAAATGAAAAATAATTTACAAATTTTATATTGAAATATATTAGATTATAAAATGATTAAGCGCCTATTATGTCTAGGAATGGGCACTATACAACGTTCATTAATAGAACTATTAAAACATAAACGACATACCCTATTGAAAACCCCACAAATTATTTGTATTTGTCCCGAAGCAATCCCGGAATACATTCTAGATATCATACCAGAATTGATACATATTAAAACCTATATAACTGATGAGAATATGTATAAATTACTATCACCATTGATGGATAATAACACATTATGTATAGACCTAACAGTAAATACTGATAGTGTTAAAATAATTGAACTAGCTAGACAGAATAATACTCTTTACATTAATACATCCATAGAAGAATACAAGAAGGATAAAATAGATAATCCAGAGAAAGAGACACTCTACTATCAGAATATTAAACTACAGAAATCTATCAAAAAAGTTAAAAGTAATATATCCATCTTTGAATCTAGTGGTGCTAATCCCGGGCTTATTTCAAACCTTACAATGGCGGCTATACATAAATATTGCGAAGACCACAAACCACACCTTCTAGAATATGTTAGACAAAATAAATGGGCTTATGTAGCTTCTAAATGCGTTCATATGATACACTGCGCAGAGAAGGATACGCAAGAAACACATTATAAACCTACAAATAATACAATGTTTCAGACTTGGAGCCCTGCCGGGTTTGTATCTGAAGCACTTTCACCATCATTCTTATCTTCACCAGTAGCACCCACACCAGACTATCATAAATCACGCTACAATCCTAAAATGTTTATAAATCCTAACCAGCGTTCAATGGATTCCTTCACTACTTCCTATATCATAACACCTGATAATAAAGTTGAACCTATCAGAGGTCGAATGATAACACATAATGAAGTTGTTAGTATGAGTGAGCTATTCGGAACACCTAAATATACACCTATAATCTCTTACGTCTATGATTCTTGCCCTATATCACAGCAATCACTAGAACTGATGAAAAAAAACAATTATAAAGAACCTAAGCACAATATAGCTATTTATCAGGATGACGTTATCAATAAAGATGGGTATGACAGTCTGGGAGCTTGTGTTTTTTTTAATGATGGCCGTGTGTATTGGTGCGGGTCTGCTCTAACCAACAAGCAAACTATGAAAAAATTAGGTAATGATTGCCATAGCAACGCTACACAGTTGCAAGTTAGCATATCGGTGTTAGCTTATATTAGTTATCTACTCGCCCATCCACGTTCTGGTGTGATGACTAGTGAAGATGTCCCTTGGAGAAATATACTTAAGTATTGTAAACCATATCTAGGCCGCTTTGTGTGTCGTGAGATTACTAATAGTATCTAGATGAATCTATTTTTTCTTTTTTTATAGCATTATTATAGATATCATTCACAGGATTAACAATCCCATACGCAACATTATAAATATAGAATGCCGTTCAAAATAATACAAGAACCTAATGGGTTCTTTGTAGAGAATATACAAACAGGTAAGAGATTTTCAAAGAAACCACTTACGGAAGCATCAGCACGGAAGCAATTCAAAATATTAAATAAGTATCTAGCGACACTAGAAGGTTCAGGACTCAATAAAGGTGAATTAAAAGAGATTAGACAAGAAGCACTCACAGATTTAGATATTAAGAAGTATATACCTGATGCTAAAATAATGAGTAGTTCAGATTTTAAAAAGTATTCTAACATCAATCAAATCCTTCCTAAAGATAAAGATGTAGTATTTATCATCTACGAATCTAAACCTAACTATGGCCATTGGTGCCTGCTTTCACGCTATTCACCTAATATGATTGAATACTTTGATTCATACGGTGGCAAGCCCGACGCACCTCTAAAATGGGTTAATCGCACTAAGCAAGACCAACTAGACCTGAAACCCTATATTAGTTCTCTACTCGCCACCGCTAAGGGTAATGGTTCTGATATAATATATTCTAGTAAACATTTTCAAAAGAATAGTAGTAAAAAATTAGGTAAAATAGCTAGTTGTGGTCGTCATTGTATCTTCAGAGCATTATGTATATTAAAGGATCATCAACAACTAACGGACTATATTAAAATGATGAATATGATAGCAGAGATTACAGGATATAGTTATGATGATATTGTTAGTGGTATTATATCCGATGTTTAACTAGTTTAGTTGGTCTAGTTGGTGTTTAGTGTGTTAGTGTGTTAGTTAGTATGTTGTGTTTATGATAGTTAAGTTGCGTTAGTACGTACTTTTAAGATTTTCAATATTTTCTTATATTTACTATCTATAATATATTTATAATTTACTAATTTTTTTTAGAGGTAGAATATAGTATAATATAGTATATATAGAAAGTACGCACTAACGCAACTTAAGATAGTAAATATCAGCTTACTAGCTTTTTATAATGAATTTAGGCACCACGCACTAACGCAACCCAACTAGAAAAAGCCAGCTACGGGCATTTATAAGTGTATTTATAAACCACGCACCAACGCAACCCACCAAGATAAAATCAGCTAATTATTTTTTTAGATAGTTATTTATTTTTTTAGATAGTTGTGTTTTATTTTTGGTGTCTTTAAGTATAATATAAATGATAAAAATAATTTTAGATAAAATAAAATGGCGTAAAAGAAATTTCTCAACTACTATTAAAAGCACGCACTAACGCAACTTAGTATCAAGAATGCATCCTATTGTTAAAAAATATAGTAAGATGGCAGCAATTGAGAAGAATATTCAACTAGCAAAAAATGAAATACATCAACTTAATATAGAAGATACAGAAAAAGTAAATATTCTAAAAGAACTAGATAAAGAATGGATTAATTACGGTTTTTGTGGTTATTCAAGTGAAGAAGAAGAAGAACCAAAGCAAGTTGTTATCAAAGCTACTTCAGCTTTGGAAGGAAAAGACAGAAAATACAAAGAAGCAAAGCAAGAAAAAAAGCAAGAAGCTAAGCAAGAAGAAAAGCAAGAAGATGTTAGTGATGAAGAAAGAGATATTATTGATGAACCTATTGAAGTTAAATCAGAATATACTACAGAAGATATTATTATTGATTTAGCATATAAAAAAGCTAAAGAAGAACGTAGTAAAAATGATGTAATAAAAGAGCTTGAAGCATTTTCAGAAAAAGAAAGATTGGAAAGAGAACAACAAAAAACAACTGAAGTAAAGCAAATTAACACTTCTAAATACAATATTAAGAAACCAAGCAAAATAGAAAAAGAAGATGCACCTATTCCCGAGCTTATTATAACAGAGCTTGAACCAATTAAAACACCAACATCAACGCCAGCATCAGTATCAACGCCAGCACTTATCCCAATATCAACTTATGTTGATTCAGTTTTTGCGGATAGTCAGCGGCAGAAAAGCAAAGAAGATAAAATGGAATCTACTTTAAAACGAGATTTAAGACGTGCTACAGATACAAATGCAGATTTACAAAAGGAAATAAAGTTATTAAAGGAAGAAAATAATAAGTTAAAATTAAAAGAAAAATCACAAGCAGACGAAATAGCAGAATTAAAGAAGTTATTGAGCGAACAACAAAAATACAAAATATATTATGATAAAATGCACTTAAATGCTGATAATTTTCAAGAGTTTATAAATAGATTTTATATTAGTAGTGATTCACGTTCAAATAGAATCAAATGTTCTATTATCTATGATAAATACATATCAGAAACTAAGAAAGCTATATCCAAACAAACTTTTTATGATAGAATTGAAAATTTAGGATTCCCTAAAGTAATTGTAAATGGTGAAAGATGCTTTTCTAATATACTCAGCAAACTATAGATTTTATTTTTCCTACTTTTCTTTGTTATTACACTTTTACACGTCATTTTCTTGTTGGGTTGCGTTGGTGCGTGGTGTATAAATAAGTAGATAAATGCAGCCGGCCGCCATTAACCGCAATTTACTATAGCAAGTTGCGTTAGTACGTACTTTTAAGATTTTCAATATTTTATTATATTTACTATCTATAATATATTTATAATTTACTAATTTTTTTTAGAGGTATAATATAGTATAATATAGTATATATAGAAAGTACGTACTAACGCAACTTGCTATAGTAAAAGTCAGCTAGTGGCGTTTTATGATGTATTTTTAAAGTACGTACTAACGCCACCCAAAGGGAAATAGCCATTTTTAAAGTACGTACTAACGCCACTTAGCCACTAAACTTGTTAAATGGCATTATCTATAGTAAGTTGCGTTAGTACGTAGTTTTAGAAATTACAATATTTTATTATATTTACTATCTATAATATATTTATAATTTACTAATTTTTTTTAGAGGTATAATATAGTATAATATAGTATATATAGAAAGTACGTACTTACGCAACTTAAGATAGATAAATACAGCTAGAGGCATTTTATAGCTTATTTTTATGTATTTTTAAAGTACGTACTTACGCAACTTGTACTTCTACCTGTTGTGTTGTGGTGTTCTCTACTATCTCAGGTTTCCGGCCACCGGGTAAGACTATATTAACTATCTTATCTTTCTCAATAGCTAATATTTTTTGAGCTTCCTCTGCTAGTAGTTCTTGCCTAGTATTACATCTACATTCTTTAACTAATTCAATATAGGCATCATCTAGTTTAATTAGAGCATATGATGATGTATAATTACGCTTACCTGCCAGATAGCGTTTATAATGTGATTTGTGTTCACTAAAACGGGTAGAAAGGGATTGAGTAGTACTACCTATATAAACCTTATCAACACTTGGAGATTTAATAGCATATATCTTAGCTTTATGAAATTTATTCATTTTATATGTTCTCTACTATACTAGAGATAGAAATAAATTAGTAGAGAAACGAATGAAAAAGTGTAAAAAAATTAGTTTGTTATTTCAGCATTGGATGCTTGTTTTAATAGTTTCTTCTTTTCACGATATTTCTTATTATAAAGTGCATCCTTAACTTTCTGTTCCATATCATTCTTATGTGCTTGTCTCCATTTGCGTCTATATTCTCTGCATTTATCCTTATGTGCTTCCCTGTATTTCTTCATATATTCAGTTCTATCCATCTCAGCAAACCTACGGTTTTCTGAAACTTTCCCTTTATGTTATCTACTAACCTATCTATAGAAAATAATTCTTTAAATAAACTATTAATGATTTACTGTCTAAGCTTACGTGATAGTTTAGAAACTGCTTCATGACCTAGCTTTTCAACAACGGGGGATAGTTGATGAGCTACTTCAGGAAGTGCAGAACGTGCTAGCGATTTTAGAGAAGACATAAGCCCAGAACCAACATATCGTGCTAGCTTTTCGGTGGTAATAGGACGGGGCACGGCCATCGCACTCAATACGTTTTCTTTCGTGAGAATTCCAGACGTGAATGCACTTGAACTACCATTGCTAGTAGATAGGATACCGGAATACATCATTAAAAGACTAAGCTGAGGTATAATACTTTGCTGAGTGTTATTGGTAAAACTGACCTGAATCTGGAACTGGGCGGTTGATAAACTTCCGGGGGCGAAGTAATCCTGCAAAATTGGAATAATTCGCGCCATATCGAGTACAAGCATGGACCCGCAAGTTGAGATATATTCACCAGGTACACCGACAATATTGGGAGCAAGTCGCCAATCTTGTTGTAAACCGCTAAATTCCGAAAAAGTCTGTTGACAACCAGAAAGATAGCTAGCACGATAGAGTTGTTCCCGAGAATAGGTAGATAATAGGCCTGAGGCATTGTTTAGCACGACCGCAACCCCTGTTATGCTCCCGTAATGGTCAGCTACGCCGCAACCTTGAAGATTATTAGCTGCACCATTTCCTGCATTCTTTTGAAATTTATTGAAATCATCAACCCATACCCATACTTTATCAGGATAGCTATTAAGTTGAATAGAATTACTTTGCAGCTGAGAGGTACCACCAGATGCGAGGGGTGTACCAGTTTGTGCTGGTAAAATATAGTTGACGTACGTGGCCAGAGGAGTAACAACTGTGGCAGGAATTAGGTCTGAGGGTTTAGGCGTGTAATAAACCAGTTCTAGATAGGTAGTTGCCTGATCGAACGTGACGTTAGTAATTGCTTTAGCCCCACAGGTTGGGCTAGTGACCCAACGAAGGACGCGAGTAGGAGAATTACCGGCCATTTGAAATGTGGCGTTGATTTGAGTAATACCAGCGAGACCAGCCTGTTCCACGCGTTCGCCAAAGAGGAAAGGACTACAGAAAATTGGTTCGGTGCTTTGTACGGTAATTACCACATTTCGGGCGTTTACACCATCACCGAGAGTATTTCCAGCAACTGAGAGAATACGGAAAGAACCACGAGAAACCTCATTATTATTGCAATTAGAATCATCAAATGTATTGAAAGGCGAGTTGAAAGAGGGCACGCGTACTAATTGTTGAGCTTGGGCAGGAGTTCCGGCAGTGGGTCCAGTACCAGCACCTAGATTGTAAGGTTGGCAAAGCGCCTGTGTGTAATTTGCATACTTATCCAATTGTGTTGGACAAGTTGAATTCCACCGTTCAAATTCCTTCTTATCAACACACCGAAGCAGAGGATCGAGAATCTGGTTCGTGGGCATCGATACTGTTGTATTATTGATTTGTATACTTGTGTTCGTAATCATCTGATTGATGGGGAAAGGTGCAAGACAGTCCGCGCCCTGAAATACAGCAGGGGGAGCGGCAGTATTTGTAAGATTATACTGAGATAGATTCACTAGATACTCACCAACAGCAGGAGTACCGGCTACTGTTATAGTAAAAGTAGACGTAAGTGCAACATTGCGGGATACAATGGTACTAGTAGAGGGAACCTGCACATTAAATACTAGTTGTTGGGATGTAGCTGATGCTGCGGGATATCGTTGCACACTGATATTCTGACCAGATCTCAGAACAGCATAGTTAATCTTATCATCTAGATTGAGAACCTCATCACGGACAGCAACAGGAAAAACTTGTTGAGACATTATAGGTTATAAAAATACTTATTATATATTATAAAGATAAAAAAAAAAGAAAATTGCTTTATATTAGACCGCTTCATTTAGACTGATTTATTAAACTTTTTCTTTCTTAACATAATGAGCAAATCAGCAGCTGCACCTGCCTCTAGAAACAGTTGATGATATGCCCCATACTTATCCCGCCACAGCACTTGTATAGTAAGCTGATTAAGTGGTGAATTCCCCAAAAGATCTATTAACCGGTATTCAGCTGCAGCGTAGTAGTATACCTGTTGACCGGCTGCCGTTTCAGTTCCCGTATTGTAGGGTATTATGAAATCCGTGAGAACTTTTATTACTGATTGTTGGGCAAAGATGCTAGATGTTGTGCTTGGATTAAGTATATTTAAATTGAAGGGCGCACCTGAATATTGAACCTCTACAGGAATACTGCTTGAAACAAATGCTAGAGACTGAGCGGGTTGCCAGTTAACAACACTCGGGGCTTGTTGGTAGAGTTCATCATAGTTCCCTGTTCCGGATCTATAGGAACCTAATATATTAGTATTTAATAGATAAGTAGCCGATGTATTAGGATAGTTATTACCAGAATTTGGTGCGAAATAATCAAATCTGAAAGTGCTTAACAAATTATAGAGTGGTTGATTAACTGCTAGATACCATTCAGTTGTCGGATCAGTTCCCGGGACATTCTGAGGGATTGAATTAGGACGATGATATACTATCTTCTGGGCTACAGCATCAAAGCTAAAATATGGTAGGTTTGCCCATACAGCACCGGCTGTTAATGCAAAATTACTAACAATAGTCCTATTTAACATATCTAGAAAGCTATCAACATATTTGAGATGAAAAAATGGGTTATTATAGGTTTCCTCAATTGTGACCGGTTGGTTAAGAGTACTTAGTATAGATTGAGATTGTAGTTCAGGACTGAATAGAACGATTGTCGGGGATATAGCCGGATTTGGGTTATTGATTGTTCCACCTCCACTAGTAGAAAAATATAGTGCTAACTGATATATTGTCTGCCCAGTATATCGGAAATTAGGAACTGCTGCTAGAACCATTTCAGGAATTATCACCGGTAGATTTAGTTGAATATTCCACCGAACAACCGATAAATAATAATCACTAGCAACATCCACTATATTACTTGTTTTAGTTTGGTTGAATATTAGGGGTTGCGGTTGCTGATTAGCTAGTGAATATTCATTTACAATTTGCATATTAATATATTCGTGGGTACTATCATCATCTGTATTAGTGTGTGGTGCTAGATATCGTAGCTGATTTAGAGGAATTGCCATCTTGATGATGTATGTGTCTATTACTATATAATGATAAAATAAAAAAATCAGAAATTCTTTCTAGCTGCTGGGAT